GAAAGTGCTTAGTATGACGGAAACTGGAAGGATGAGTGTTGAAGAACCAAAGGAGACTTTCGTTGCGACAATGGGTGAGCCCTTGTTAGTACCTGAAGGAAATTTTTCAATGTTGGGAGTTGTCAAACAGGAATTTTCTGTTTTTTCAACCAACTAAGACTAATATCTGTAAGAGTGCTATCCATGGTATGTTGCGGGCACCAGTTACGGAGCCAGCAATCTTGACAACTATGGATCCAAGAAATGAGATGAAGATATCCCCGATGGCAAAAGCGCTAAAGAAATATGGAACTCCGCCTATGGCATGGAGGTATGATATTGTGAGGTTGGCGTTTGAGAGTGTGAAACAACAAGTGATGGTTATACCTGGAGTTGATTGTTGCGTTGACGAACACTTCCTTTTGTATGGAGATGGAGACGGATCACATCGAGTGAACATGGCATCGTCAGCTGGTTTTCCCTACCGCTTTTTGGTCAAAGAAGGGGGTAAAATGGGATTTGTGGAATTGAAAGAAGATTCCGAATATATTTTGACTAAAGAAATGCGAAATGATGTAATTGTAAGATTGACCTCTTGGCGTGATAGTTTTCGAATGTTCACGTTATGGATGGATCAACTTAAGGATGAACGCCGGAAGAAGGAAAAGATTTTGTCTGTGGCTACACGGCACTTTACGATACCCCCTTTTGACTTCACTCTAGCTGTGAGAGCATTAACACTTCACTTTGTGAGTGCTTTCACGAAACATCGATTAAAATTCTTCTCTGCCATTGGTATAGATACGCAGAGTTATGAGTGGCATGAGATGATATCTCGTCATGCTTCCTTCGGTAGGAAGTCTTTTGATGGAGACATCTCTAATTTCGATGGTATGATGAGTGGAGAGTTTATTCAGGCATTTTTTGAACTAGTTTCAGACTGGTACGATGAATATATGCCTGAAGGATTGGACGTCCATCTTGGAAAACACCACATGAGACTCACTGCAGGAGAGTGTCGGATTATGCGAACGATAATTTGTGATGAAATAGTTCATACTAACCAGTTATGTATTAACCTTATATATCAATCACACCAGGGTAATCCGTCAGGGAATCCACTGACGACAGTGTTGAACACATGTGTAAACGCAATGTATATGAGATATGTCTTTTATGAAAGATGTGATAAAAGAGGCAATTGGAAAGAGTTTTCTGATTGCGTTATAGATACAATCTATGGTGATGATAATTTTATCACAGTTAAGGATAACTGTGAAGATTTTATGTCCTTTGAAATAGTTCAAGACTGTCTCAAAGTTCATGGTATTGGATACACATCTGCTCGTAAAACACAGGAAGGCGGTTTTGTAGATATACAAGAAATCCGGTTTCTTAAGTCAGGAGTTGGCTTAGTTTATCAATCTTTTTGGTGCCCTCTAATGGACTGGGATACTATTTATGAGATGACTAATTGGGTCCGTGCCACTAATGAATTTGAGGCTATAGACCAACTCTATGACAATCTCGAGAATGC